GGCCTCTCTCCCCCCGCGCTGGGGCGTGGTGCATGCACGGTCCGGCTCATCCGAAACCGCTTGTGCGACAACGGGTCTGGCGTCGCTGAATCCGTTGTGTGGCAACGGGTTTGGAGGTGCGGTGTGCCGAGTCCCGGGGTGTCGGAGCGGCGGCGGTGCAAGGGGTGTGGTCGGCAGTTTTCGGTGCCGCGTGCGTCTCGGCGGAAGTTCTGCACGCGGTGTCGTCCGGAGCGGGTGCCTGCGACGGGCGTTCCGGAGGGCGTGCCGGTTGCGCCGTCGTTGAATGCGCCGGGTGAGGTTGAGCGGTCGTTGCGGTCTGAGTTGGAGCGGGCCGGTCGGGCGGATCGGTATCAGGCGGTGCTCGCCATCCGGTTGGCCAGGCAGTTGGACTCGGGGACGTCGGTGGCTGGTGCCCAGGGCCTGGCGTCGCAGATCGCTCAGCTGATGGCTGCGGCTCTGGAGGGTGTCCCGCCTGAGCGTGATGCGGTGGATGAGATGGCGGAGCGTCGGGCGGCGTCGCGGGTGGCGCGGTGAGCACGGCGACGCTGGTGGCGCCGAAGGTGCTGCAGGTGCCGCCGGGCCGGGTGGGGTCGTTCGTCGATGATGTCGGTGAGATCGCGGAGCGGCTGGGTTCGCCGCTGGTGCCTGAGCAGGTGCTCGCGGTGGAGGCGCTGACGTCGTATGACCGGCGGGGCCGGTGGTTGTCGGTCGAGGCCGGGGTCGAGTTGCCTCGCCAGAACGGGAAGACCAAGGGCATCGTCCAGCCGGTCATGCTGTGGTCGTGCCTGACGGGCGGGGATCTGCACACGTGGACGTCGCACCTGGCGGATACGCACCTGGCGAGCTTCGCCGAGTTGGCGGATCCCGATGATGGCTTGGTCGCGAACAACGACTGGTTGCGGCGCCGGGTGCGGTCGGTGTCCTACGAGAACGGGCACGAGGGGCTCGCATTCATGGGCGGGGCGCGGCTGGAGTTCCGGTGTCGGTCGGCGCGGCGTGGTCGTGGCCGGTCGGGCGCGGCGTTGTTCGTCGATGAGGCCCTGTTTCTGGGTGCGGATGCGATGGGCGCGGTGTTGCCGACGTTGGCCACGCGCTCGATCTCGGGTCAGGCTCGGGCGCTGTACGCCTCATCGGCGGCGAAGCGAGAGTCGGCCTACCTGCGGTCGTTGCGGCGCCGGGCGCTGGCCGGTGACCCAACGCTCACCTGGGTGGGCTGGTGGGCGCGGGGTTCGTGGTCGGAGCCGGGGTGCGCGGCGGGGGATTGCGCGCATGAGGTGGGCACGGCCGGGTGCGCGCTGGACGACGAGACGTTGTGGGCTGAGGCGAACATCCTGCTCGGCCGGCTGACGTCGCTGGACTTCCTGCGGGCGATGCGCCGGTCGTTGCCGCCGCTGGAGTTCGGCCGCGAGTTCCTCGGCTGGGAAGAGGCCGGCGATGAGGCGATGGACCTGGACCGGTGGGCGGCGCTGGCCGATCCACGGTCGATGCCTCTGCCTCGCCCGGTGGCGCTGGCGTTCGCGGTGTCGCCGGGGGGGAAGTCGGCGGCGGTGATGCTGGTGGGTCGCCGCGCTGATGGCCTGGTGCACGTGGAGCTGAAGGAGCATGAGGCGGGTACGGCGTGGCTGGCGGGTGCGCTGGCCGCGCATCAGGGCCGCCTGGGTGTGCCGGCGTGGCATCGGGGCGGGAAGGTCCCGGAGGCTGCGGTGGCCCGCGAGTTGGACGCGGCGGGCCTGCGGTTGGAGTCGATGCCGGTGGGTGCGTGGGCGACGACGTGCGCGGAGCTGGAGCGGCTCACCGCGGATGGCGGGCTGCGGCATCTGGGTGACCCCCGGTTGTCGGCGGCGCTCGGCGCGGTGGTCCGTCGGGACGCCGGCGACGGGCTGTGGGAGATGGCGTGGCGGGGGTCGCAGGGTGATTGTGCGCCGGCGATGGCGCTGGTGGCCGGGTTGGCCGGCCTACTCGATGGTGGCGCGCCGCAGTTCGTGTTCTGACCCGAGAGGAGGGGCGCCGGGTGTCCATGTCGTCGGTCGTGCAACTGCTCGGCGTCCTGCTCGTGGTCGTGGGCCTGACGGTGGTCGTCGGTCCGTGGGCGCTGGTGGCCAGTGGTGTCGTGCTCGTGGTGGCGCCCGAGGTGGGCGTCCTGGTAGCAGGCCTGGCGGCCCGGGGCCGTGGTGACAGGGAGGGTGAACGTCCGTGACTCTGCTGTCGTCGCTGCGTGGGGTGCGGGCTGCCACGGTCGAGTCGCCCGAGCTGCCGCTGACGTCCTCGACGCTGCTCGATTTCCTGGGCATCAAGGCGTCGAAGACCGGGGTCCGGGTCACGGAGAAGTCGGCGCTCGGGGTGCCTGCGGCGTGGCGGGCGGTGTCGCTGATCGCATCGACGGCCTCGACGCTGCCGCTGCACGCCTACCGGGAGCAGGGCGACGCCCGGGTGAGGGTCTCCTCTGGGAACGCTGCGGCACTGCTGGAGCGGCCACACCCGGACCTGACGCCGGTCGAGCTGCTCGAGCTGATCTACGTCGCGCTGCTGCTGTGGGGTAACGCCTACCTGCTGTGCCTGCGCGACCAGACGGGCGTGATCCGGGAGCTGTGGTGGATAGCGCCGTCCCGGGTGAAGGCGGACCGGGTGAAGCCGGATCGGGGTAGGTCCGGTGACGCCGGCCGCAAGGTGTACGTCATCGACGGCGAGATCGACCGGCCCGCGTACGACGTGCACCAGGGCGGTTCGATGCTCCACATCCCCGGGCTGGGCTACGACGGCGTGGTGGGCGCCTCGCCGATCCGGGTGGCGCGTGAAGCCTTCGGGATGGCCCTGGCCGCCGAGGAGTACGGCGCCAGACTGTTCGGGTCCGGCGGCCTGGCCACTGGACTGCTGACGACCGAGCAGCGGCTCACCACGGATCAGGCTGCGGACATCAAGAAGCTCTGGAAGTCGGGCGACAACACTGGTCTGACGTCGGCGCACGACATCCGTGTCGTCGGGTCGGGCGCGAGGTTCGAGCAGCTGAGCATTCCGCCGGAGGATGCCCAGTTCATCGAGGGCCGTCGCTTCCAGGTCACCGAGATCGCCCGGATCTTCGGCGTGCCGCCGCACATGCTCGGCGAGACCGAGAAGGCCACGTCGTGGGGTGCGGGCATCGAGCAGCAGAACCTCGGGTTCATCACGTACACGCTGCGGCCGTGGCTGTCTCGCGTCGAGCAGCGGGTCTCCCGGATGCTGCGGCCAGAGCCGGTCTACGCCCGGTTCTCTGTGGAGGGGCTGCTGCGCGGCGATTCACAGCAGCGGGCCACGTTCTACCGGCAGATGTGGGAGCTGGGCGCGTTCTCCACGAACGACATCCTGTCGTTGGAGGAGCGGGCGCCGGTCGAGGGCGGCGACGCCCGCTACGTGCCGTTGAACTTCGGGCTGCTGGGCCGGGAGTCGTCGGCAACCGCGGATCCGGCGTCCGCCGAGCCGGTTCCGGCGTCCGCGCGCAGCGTGCGCGCACCGATCGCGGGCCAGTTGGAGCTCGAGGGAGTGGAGTCCTGATGCAGCAGCAGTTCCGGTTCTGGGGCACGGTCGACCCGCGTGGGCGGCAGAAGGCTCCGATCGTGGCCGCCGTGCCGGCCTCGGGCGGCGACGCCGACGAGGCTGTGCTGCGCCTGTACGACCCGGTGGACAGCTGGGGCGGCGACTGGGGTACCAGCGCCCGGGAGTTCATCACCGCACTGGACGCGGTGCAGGCGCCCCGGATCCGGCTGCACATCAACTCCCCGGGCGGCGAGGTGTACGAGGCCATCGCGATCCTGAACGCGCTGCGCGCGCACCCGGCACGGGTGACGGCAGTGGTCGATGGCCTGGCCGCGTCGGCGGCATCGTTCATCGCGGCCGGCTCCGATGAGGTGGTTATGGCCCAGAACACCGAGCTGATGATCCACGACCCGTGGGGGCTGGGGATCGGCAACGCCGCGGACTTCCGGGACCTGGCGTCCCGGCTGGACCACATCGGCGACAACATTGCCTCGATCTACGCGGCGAAGGCGGGCGGCACGGTCGTCGACTGGCGTGAGGCGATGCTGGCCGAGACCTGGTACTCGGCGCAGGAGGCCGTGGCCGCGGGCCTGGCCGATTCGGTGGCCGGTGATGGACAGGACGCCGCCGCGGGCGCGTCGAACTCCTGGGACCTGTCGGTGTTCCGGAACGCCGGCCGCGGCCGGGCGCCGGCACCGGTCCTGCCCGCCCCGGCCGAACGTGACCGGCTGACGGGTGATGCTGCGGCGCGCGCCGCGTGGCGTCACCGGCACAACGCGGCTCGCCTGCGGGCGAGCTGACCCCTGATCCTCCGGGCCGTCAACGGGCCCGGCGAGCCGCTGCCCGTGGTGGGCGAGCGGGTCCCATGCATGCGCACAGAGAGGAACCCTCGCATGCCCACCCTGCAGGAACTCCGCTACCAGCGGGCGAACGTGTGGTCGCAGATGACCGAGATCATGGAGCGCCACAACGGCGTCCCGGCCGGTGAGGACGCGGCCGCCTACGACCGCGCCGAGGCCGACCTCGACCGGCTCGGCGTCGACATCGAGCGCGCCGAGCGGTTCGACAACGCCCGGGCCGCGATGGGCCGCATCGACCGGTCCGGCGTCGTCGGCGGCGACGGCGAGGACGAGTCGGGTGACGACACGGCGTACAACGGCGCGTTCGGCCGTTTCGTGCGCGCGGTCAACGGGATGAGCGACCTCGGCGACGCCGACCGCCGGCTCCTGCGTGACGGCTACGTCCAGGGCGATCAGTTCCGCAACGCGGCCGGGGTGTCGACCGGCGCGGCCGGTGGGTACACGGTGCCGCCCGCGTTCCGGGCCCGGATCGTCGAGGCGATGCTCGCCTACGGGCCGATGCTGCAACTGGCCGAGGTCGTCGAGACCGACTCCGGCGTGAACCTGCCGTGGCCGACGAACGACGACACCGCCAACGAGGGCGCGATCCTCGCCGAGAACACCCAGATCACCGAGCAGGACCTGACGCTGGGAACGGCATCGCTCGACGCCTACGTCTACACGAGCAAGCTGGTCCGGGTGTCCTGGCAGCTGATGCAGGACTCGCCGGACTTCGAGGGCTTCCTGGCGCGGAAGCTGGGCGAGCGGCTGGCGCGGATCTACAACCGGCACGCCACGACCGGCACCGGCAGTGCGCAGCCGGACGGCATCGTCACCTCGGCCACCGTCGGCGTGACCGGGTCCGGGTCGCTGGCCACCACCGGCGGCGTCTCGTACGACAACCTCGTGGATCTGGTCGAGTCGATCGATGACGCCTACCTGGCCGGCGAGCAGCGGTGGATGATGCACCAGTCGGTGCGCAAGGCGGTCCGCAAGCTGAAGGACTCCCAGAACCGGCCGCTGTGGGAGCCGTCGGTGCAGGCGGGGCAGCCGGACACCCTGCTCGGCTACCCGATCAGCATCAACAACCACATGGCGGCGGTGGCGCAGAACGCGAAGAGCCTCGGGTTCGGCAACATCCGTGAGGCCTACGTGGTGCGGATCGTGCGCGCCAACGAGCTGGTCCGCCTGAACGAGCGGTACGCGGACTACCTGCAGACCGGGTTCTTCGGGTTCGGCCGGATGGACGCGACGATGCAGAACTCGGCCGCGTTCAAGGTGATGCAGCTGTCTCCGACGGCCTGATCGCCGGTGCTCGGCGGGCGTCCGTGGCGCCACCCCTGCGGGTGGTGGTGGGCGCTCGCCGGCCTGGCGGTGGTGGCGTGGTGGTGGATCCGATTGCGCTGGAGGCGTGTGGTGACAGAGGGCAAGGGCAAGGCGCGGGTCGTGGAGCCGGTCGAGCATGCGTCGGCCGATGTCGACCGGGTGGTGCTGGTCTCGCGGCGCGCCGATGGCACGCCCGACCAGACCTCAGGTTTCGAGGTTCTGCAGCCCGCCGACATCGAGGAGTCCTGACATGGCGTACCCCCC